GGTGACTTATGATCCAGATGTCGTAGAAGAAACTGTGCAAGAGGTTCAGAAGCTTAAAACCGCAAACGAGGCGGCGGCGCAAGCGGCAAAAAAAATAGAATACCCTGAAGCTCTTGATATTCGGAATAATACAGACGAAATATTGTCAAACGCCAAAAGAGTGATAGGCGAAGGGTTGGCAAAAAATGCGGAAACTGCAAAAGACAAAGTTAGCCGAGTTACAAAAGCGGTTGAAGATGCTGAAGGTAGTTTAAAATCTTTTATTGTTCAAGTTGAAAAAGAAAATAAATCTGTTGAAACTCTCACTTATTCTCTTAACGAACAAGGAGATGCTTACGAATATGTTGGTAAAACAATTCGTGAAGCTGATAACTCTACTGATTTGCGAAGCAAAGATTTGTCAACTCAATGGGCAACAAAAGCAGAAGATTTGAAAAAATTTTCTGCTAACGCTGAAAAGGCTGGCGCTGCAAGCACAATTCTCAAGGAAGATATTGAAGAACTCTATCAGTTATTAAATAACGCAAATCCTAATAATGGCGGCAATACATCTACTATGAACTTATTTCTTGATAAGTTCGATATTGCAAATGCAAAGTTGCAAGCATTTAATGCTGAAGCGCGTAAAGAAAATGCAATTGCTAATCTACAAAATCGTATAAAACGTCTTGCTGCCGAAGTTAATAAATATGCCGAAGCAAATCAGCGAGCAACTAAATCTATAAAGCAAATGTCAAACGGTAAGACATTTGCCTCTGAGTGGTCACGCATTACAGCCGAGATGGCAAAGGGCGTTGATCTTACAGACCGCGAACTTAAAGACCTTGCGACAGATATGGCGGTATTTAAGAAAGAAGCACAAGCCGCAGGACTTGCTGGTGAAAGCGCATTTGGAAAGTTTTTAAATTCTTTTAAAACTATGTCAAGTTATATCACCGCAAATATGGTTTTCAATTTTGTTAAGAGACAAATTAGAGAACTAATAAATGAAGTTACCGAACTTGATACGGCAATGGTAGAATTGCGTAAAGTTACTGTTGCAACTGATGAGGATTTTAGAGAATACGAAAAAACTGCTGCGTCTATTGCAAAAGAAGTTGGTGCAAGTATTACTGATGTAATTAATGCAACAAGTACATTCGCAAGATTGGGCGAAAATTTAGAGGACGCAACTGCACTCGGAAGAATAGCAACTATCTATCAGAATGTTGGTGATGGTATTACTGAGGCGCAGGCTTCCGAAGATTTAGTTTCAGTAATGAAAGCTTTCAATATACAAGCCCAAGATGCCATTACAGTTGTTGATAAACTAAACGAAGTGGGTAAAATTTGTTGCCCCTGAGAAACTATATCGGTTAAAGTCCAGAGATGGATAAGACCGAGGTAAGACTATGTTTATATTCGGCAATATATTATATGAAAAGAGGTGAAACTGATGTCTAAGAAATATGATTTAGTAGGAAAGACTTTTGGCAGACTAACCGTTAGAAAAAAGGTTGAAAAACCTAATTGCAAAAAGAAAGCGGTTTATTGGGAATGTGTTTGCGAGTGTGGAAATGTTGTAATTAGATCGACCGAAAAATTGATGAGGGCTTTAAAAAATAACACAGATTCATCGTGCGGTTGCAGTAGAAAGACAATTGTCATTAAAAGCTCTGGTAAAATGATTGATGGTCAGAGATTTGGACGATTAGTTGTTTTAGAAACTATTTGGGAGTCTGATAAATACAACAAACCTATGGTTAAGTGCAAATGTGATTGTGGTAATGAGATAATTGTTGCTAAAAACGATGTGCAATCTCTCCACACTCAATCTTGTGGTTGCCTTCAAAGAGAAAGAACTTCTTTAGCACGTAAACGTGATTGGATAGGTTTTATATCTGATAGTGGCGTTGAATTGTTGTATGAAACATCTCAAAATCAAAAAGGGCAAAGGTTATGGCGAGCACGATGCTTTTGTGGTGAATATTTTGAAGTTCTTCCAACCCATATTGCCAACAATCATGTTCATTCATGTGGTTGTAATAGTGGTTCTTCTGGCGAAAAGATGGTTGAAGATATTTTAAAGGCAATTAAGGTTGAATATAAAAAACAATACACCTTTGATGACTGCGTTGATAAACAACGATTAAAATTTGATTTTGCAATTTTCAAGAATAATAAATTGTCTTGTTTAATAGAATATGATGGTAAACAGCATTATGAACCAATTAAATATTTTGGTGGAATTGATGAATACCAAGATAGAGTTCATAAGGACAATATCAAGAATGAATATTGTAAGAACAATCTTATTCCATTATATCGTTTTACTTTTGCCGAAAGTAAAGATGATATTGAAAAGAAAATAATAAACATAGTAAACCGTAACGACTGCGGGACGTTTATGGTAACATAAGCGTTGAAGTTTCTCCTCTGTTAAAAAAAACAGAGTAATATACAGTCTGATCTCACGCTATAATCTAAAAAAAAGAAACGTGAGAGTATGCCAGAAATGACATACCGCCATCTATGATGGTCAGTAGGTGAAAACCGAAAGTAACAGTTTTAGAACAACTTTGCGATTACTTCTGGTGGTATAGGTGAAGCTTTAAAGCGTTCAGCATCAGCTTTGGCTACTGCCAACAACAGTCTTTCAGAAAGTATTGCTTTAATCACAACCGCAAACACTATAGCTCAGAACCCCGAAGCTGTTGGTACTGGTATGAAAACAATGGCGCTGAGACTTCGTTCAACCAAAACAGAATTAGAGGAAATGGGCGAAGATGCTGAAGGTGCGGCGGAAAATGTATCTAAACTTAGACAACAAATGCTTGCTCTTACTGGTGTTGATATTCAATTGGATGATACGACGTTTAAATCAAGTTATCAAATTCTTTTGGAAATTTCTAAAGTCTGGGGCAGGCTTGACGACCTTTCAAGAGCCTCTGTTCTTGAACAGCTTTTTGGTAAGCGCCAAGCTAATATAGGTGCAGCCATTCTTGAAAATGGAAAATTACTGGAGAGAGTATATCAAACATCTGAAGCTTCGGCAGGTTCGGCAATGCGTGAACAGGCTGAATATGCTAAATCAATACAATATTCAATTGATAATTTAAAGGCTGCTTATCAGGAATTTGCAAAAGAAGTAATTAGCTCTGATTCAGTAAAGTCAATATTGAAAATCGCACAGACATTTTTAGAAACACTGACTGGAATTGTTGACATATTTGGCACATTGCCGCCGATATTGGCTACAATATCAACAGTAATGGGCGTTAAAGGTCATGGTATCTTCCCCACTGAGGGGCTGACATCTTTTAAGGACGGCTTAGAATCTGTCAAGGCAAGTTTTCAAACATTAAGATCGTATGGCTCTATAAAAGAATTATATAGCGCCAATAATATAAATTTAGTCGGCTTATCTAAAGATGATATTGCGGCATTGCAAAAATATGTTGATATCTTAAAGTCGGGCAATAAAGAAAATATCTCTTTAGAAATTGCTATGGACGGCACAAGCAAGTCAGCCCAGAAGCAAGCCGAGAAATTTAGAGCGCTTAATGATATGCTTCGTACTGGTGAAATATCACAAGAACAATATGAAGCTGCTACATTAAGTTTATCTACTGCACAAAAGGCGGCAACTATTTCATCTAAGGCTTTAAGCGTAGCACTTAACGCTCTTGGTAATATCGCTATCATGTCTGCAATTACTTTAATAACAAAGGGTATAAGTGCATTAGTAGACAAGCTTGTTGTTACGGAAGAAGAACTTGCACAGGTTCGTGATGAGACTGTTCAAGACCTGCAAAAGATGTCAAGTGAGTTAAGCGACATTATAAAAAAGGAAGAAGATGTTCAAGAACTTGTTGGTAGATATAAACAACTTATTCTTTCAACACAAGACATCTCTGCAAATAAAGATGAATTAATTAAAATTCAGGATAGTCTTATTGAAAAATTTCAGAATGAACGAGCTGAAATTGATCTTCTGAATGATAGTTATGATGAAACTATCAAAAAAATAAAGGAATTATCGGATGAGGAATATTCTAAATGGGTAAGTGAAAATGCTGATAAGTTAGCAAAGGCTGAAAAACTGGCTGGTTACAATGTTGCTTATCGTGATATGTTTACAGACAGATACGGCGTTGTAAATTATGCCGAAATGAATAAGTACGATCAAGTATTTTACAAAGGGCAAATTCAGAATGAAGATAAGCTTGCCGCCTCCTTATATAAAGTTAAAAATGTTTCAAAGGAAGTTCGTAAATATATTGATGAAATAAATGGAGCATCAATTGCAGAGGGACTAAGAAAAGACGATTTATATTTATCTGGCAGACTTGAAGATGCTTATGACCAACTTGATAGACTTATAAAGTTATTACGTGAAAATAATGCTGATGAAAATGTGTTAGCGCCATTAAGCGCACAGCTTATTAAGATTGGTGATGCAATTGAATATACCGATAAATATATGCAACAAAAAAGGTTGCATGAAGCTGAATATGTTGAAACCCTTAATAATACAACAACTAAAGCAATATATCTTTTGCAATTAGAAGGTGAGGCAGCAGACGAATCTCGCGCTAAGTGGTTTAACAATTATAAGACAATTCAAGAAGGTTTTGACAAAACAGTTGATCCTATAATTAAGTCAATTCAATCTATTGCGGACGGTGACGCTCTTTCATCTGAAGATTTTTGGAAAATAATGGAAATTGACACTAATCATATTATAAGTGATATAAAAATGGTTGGCGATCAGTTTGTATTAAATCAAGATCAACTTATTGCGCTCAAAGATCAGTACATTCAAAGTCAGGTAGCTTCAATTGAACTTCAAAATGAAGAACTTGAAAATCAAAAAACTCAACTCATAAATACAATTGCACAGGCGGAAGCAGAACTTTCAATGCTTGGCGCAAGAGGAATGGCTGTTGAAGCTTATCGTACAGAATTTGCACAAGCGCAAAAGGCTATAAGAAACGCAAAGGGATTGCTTGTAGAACTTGAAAATCAGCAAAGGCGAAATAATCTTCTTGTAGAAGAATTTAATTCTAAACTTGGCGATACGGCAAATTATCTTAATCGTTTAAAGGAAGAAGTTGAGCAACTAACCAATGACCTTGATGATTATGTAAAGGCATATGAATATCGCATTGACAGGATCATTGATAATCTGGAAGATGAAGTTGATGTTTTAAACGAACAAAAGAGTGCTTTGCAAGAAGAACTTGATGTTCTTAATGAGCAACGTGACGCAATTCAGGAAACGATTGATAACTATAAGACTGTTGCTGACCTCGTTCAAGATGTTGTAGATAAGCGCAAAGAGGAACTTGAGGCTGAGAAAAAGGCAATTGAAGATACGTACAATGAGCGAATTAATAAACTCAAAGAAGAAACGGAACAGCGGGAGGACGCATTTGAATACGCCCAAAAGCTTGCTAATCTTGAAAATGCCAAAAACAATAAACGTCGTGTTTATGACGAAGCGCGTGGTTGGCGTTACGAGTCTGTTAAGGAAGATGTTGTCAAAGCTGAGAATGACCTTGCAAAGTTTGAAAGCGAGAGAGAAATTAAATCGCTTGAAAAAGAACGTGATGAGCTTACAAAGACTATTGATGAGCAAATTGAAGAACAGACCAGATATGCACAATTCTATAAAGACACCATTGATGAAATAATTATTAAAGAAAATGAACTTCTTGCTGAACAAATCTTGGGTTCAAAGTGGCGTGAAGATATTGCCAATCTTGATATTGAAACGGCTGAAAAGTTTAGGACTGAGTATAGAAACCATAATACTGCATTAAAAAATATTACTCGCACAGAAATTAAACTCAAGGAAGAAGCAATTAAGGCAAAAGACGCTGAAATAAAGGCAAAGCAAGAACAGATTGACTCTTGGAAGAAATATAAGACTAATGTTCAAGACGCTGTAAAAGATATCAAAACAGCGCAAGAAGGCTATATGTCTGTTGTAAGAGAGCTTGACGAAACAGAACCTTTAACATTAGAAAATCGTGGCAGAGCCTTTGATACATTTAAAACTAAAGTGACGGGTGCAATTGAAACAATTACTGCTAAACAGGGTGAAGTTGACAGACTTACTTCTTCATTTGACGGACTGACTGGCGATTATGGCATCAGCTTCTCAATTGCTGGTGTGGATCAATTGCAGCAAGCAACAGAATTAGCAGAGAGACTTGCTGTTGCAACTTCATTGGCAAATGGTACATTCCATGCTAATAATATATCGGATATAGTAAAAGCAATGGGACTTGGGTATACTGATGCTGACTTGGTAAATAGTTGGATTAAGGAACTGATACAAGGTGAACACGCTAAAGGTGGTGTTGCTGATTACACAGGACTTGCTATGCTTCATGGTACAAAACAAAAATCTGAGACAATCTTCAATGCAAACGACTCTGCAAAGCTTTACGAAATGGTTCATAACACTCCCAACCTTATGGCAGATATGATTAATCAGGCAACTAAACTCAGCGGTTTCAAACTTAGTAGCAATGAGAATACAACTAATTCGACAGCAAACACAAGTATTTATATTGACAAAATTGTTACAAACAATCCAGAAGATTTTGCGAGACAGCTTGACAGATATTATCGGACAAAGCTTACAGAGAGCTATACAAACAAACAATAATATACAGCCCCTTGCTTCGGTGAGGGGCTTCATTATGAAAGGAGGGATAACGTGTTACAATATCCCATAAATGTTTATCCCGACAAAGTTTCTTTTGATAGTACAAAAGAAACGTATGACCGCAATTTACACTTCACATTTAAGGGAGATCAACTTACTTGTATATTTTATCGTGTTTATAACTATGACACACAAGAAATTGTGCGCTATGGTGTGTGGCATAATCCATCATATACCCCTCTCGCATACAACAACGAAAACTATAATTCTACTGGAAACTTCCTTGCTAATTTGCCAAAAGGAAAGTATCTTCTTCAAATGATGTTCACAGAAACAAGAACAAGTTTGAGCAACACAAGTTTTTTAAGTGCGTTTGATAGATATGTGTCTCGCGGAAAGACAACGCTGGCACATACGGCTCACTCTGACACTATTCATATAGAGGATAGGATAAATGTTATATACCCGTGGAATAGAATAGGTAATACCTTTGAGCATACCGAAGCGACAATAACCGTATTGGGTGAATCTGTAACGATAAGAACAACAGATATGCTCATGGAAATGGGTGGAGAGAGAGTAAGAATAAACAATTACAACTATGAGACTGGCGTGGTAGAGTTACATGATTGGTTTGAAAATAACTATCCATCTGGCACACCGTACAAGATGTACGCTAACTTCCTTGTGACTGAGCAGTATTATTTTGAGGTTGCGGCTGAACCAGTAATACAGGCATATTCGCAAGATGAAAGCGACAATGACATATGGGTTACATGGAACGCACATGGCGGCACATTTGCAGGATATTTTTGGCAACGGGATTCTGCCCTTATTCAAGACGGCGCGGGTTTAAAGTATTACAGAGTCAAGCTTGACAAGGTGCGTGACACTGTGTCTTATAATGTGGAGCAGTCGGACAAAATCTACTCTCAGAATGTTGAGTATTATTTTGCTGATGATTACGATGTGGCTTCTTTACATGGTGGCAATTATTCAACTCGTGAATACAGACTTACCGTGGACTATGTTCTGCAAAATGGCATGACCTTTACAAAGCAATATAATACATTACAACCACAGCGTGATGATTCTAAGAGCGTTAATGAAATAAGTGCAACTTTGTCTAATGTTGACAATAAGGTTTATGTACATTGGACTGAACCAGATGGCGGCTTAAATTTGAGCTATAGGGTATATCGCATCAATGCCGACGGACTGTATAATCCAAATGAAAGGCAAGATAAACAATTTCAGGATTATGCTAATAACCCCAAGAAAACTCTTGTTGCTGATGTTGCAACGGGTGGCTTTAACGACTACTCGTTAGGCAATCATAAGAGAGTACGGTATATCGTTATTCCTTATGACAATTCAATTGGTGGAACGACGGTATATGAAGCGACTGTATCTCCTGTGGTTGAAACAAACTTCTATGGCTATACAATTACATCGCTTAAAGATAGTGGCAAAAATGCTGATGGCAGGGCTGTTTATTTTAAAGGCGACACATGGAAGTTTATGTCCGATATTCAAGACACAGACAATGTGCAGAATCTTAATCATGTCACACACGTTGGTTATGGTAAATACGCCACATCAACGTCAACAGATAATAACTATATGAGTGGGGCATTGACAGCTTCGCTTGGCAACATGAATTGCACAACAAAAACATTTGAGGACGATATTGAGGTTGTTAATGCATGGCGCAGATTTATCTCACAGGACTGTATGTTTATTTTGCGTTCACAGAAGGGTGATGTGTGGCTTGTAAAAATTACAGAAAGCAGCAATACCAAATACAATGAAAGCGTTTTAAAGCTCCCTGTGGACTTCACATTCTCATGGATAGAGTGTGGCAATGTTGATAATATTCTTGTGGTTGATGATTTACCTTATGGCAGCATAGATAGGAAGTGATTATATGGAGTATTTCAACACGTATAGTAATGCCTATATAAACACTTTAAAAACGGGTAACGCACATTATAAACTACGCCTTGAATTACTCAGCGATGATGAATATGTTGTGGGTGATATTACGCAAGATTTATCACTCTCGTCGCAAGGACAGATAACGATTAATTATGAGCAAATAACTCGAAGATCATGTAGTCTTACATTAATTGATGTGGAAGATAAATATGTTCCTCATAAAAACTCTCCATTTTGGATTAACCGCAAATTTAAGTTGTGGCTTGGTGTTGTTGTTTCTGACACCCAAAAGAGTAATGATGACTTAATAATATCAAGTGATGTTTATTGGTGGTCACAAGGCGTTTTCTATACAGTTTCGGCAGTAGCGCAAGGTCACACATTACAGGTTGAAGGCGTTGATAAGGGCGCAGCATTGGACGGTACACTTAAACTTAATATGACTGATGCTGAGTATCTTATTGAACGCAATGATAATTTGGCAGAAACAATCAAGCAAATATTGTCGCTTGATGTAGGCGCATCGCAAATGACCACTGTAAACGGATTGATGTATAGTGGTAGCAAGCCTGTGGATAGTAAGCAACCTATAATTGGCGTAGAGTATTTTAATCAGGGCGTTTATAGCCAAATTGTTGTAGATGCTAACAATTATATCGGAGAAATATTTACCAAACTTGCAGAACTTTATGACGCTGATTGTTACTATGATACAGAAGGTTACTTCAAATTTGTACCATTTATAGAAAGCGTTGGCTATCAGTATGTACCCAAACAATGGGAATTTAATGATTTATCATCAATGTTTGAAGATGTAAATTACAACTATTCCTATGATGGTGAGAATACTGTTACTTATTACACTAATTCAAATGATACTGGCGTTGCAAATGTAGCGTGGACTGCTTATAATACTAATCCCCTATCCCCTCTTAATATAAATGCTGGCATACGCAGAGCGCCTTCGCAGGAAATCCCCTATTATGAATATAGCTCTGATCCTGAACAAAACGCACAGCAAATGATACAAGATTGTCGTGCGGCGGCTAATCACTATTTGCTTAGAAATAGTCTTATAGGTATGCAGCTTAACTTTAATTGTCCTATAATTCCTCATTTAGATGTCAACAAAACAATTGGCATTACTGACAAAATGGTTGGTATTGATGATGGCATTTTCATTGTGCAAAGTATTACAATACCCCTGTCAGCCGATAAGATGAATGTGAGTGCGACAAATATTAACTGGTTGCCTAATGATATGGACTTTGAGGGTGAAGGACAGATTATCGAGCCTCAGATTGACTACTATCAGACAAGAGAGGAAGATTATATTTATATTGTAAATCCAGATAATTCTCAGACAGTTAAATATAAAGGCACACATACAATTATCAAGATGCCTGATTCGTTTGAAGCAAAGCCATTAACAAAGGTGGGTTATGATACCTTCTATCAAAGCAATATTGAGAGAGTTATTATTCCCGATGGTGTTACTACAATTGAGTAAAGGAGTTGATATGATTGGATAGCTTGCTTGAACTAATAGATAGTCGCATTGAAAAGGGGTTGGCGAAGTCTAATTGTGTCAACTCCCAAATTGCACAGATTATATCGGTTGATGATAGTAAGTGCGAAGTCAAATTATTTACAACAGGCGCAAAGTATACTATTCCTAACTACAGTGGCTCAGATGTTAGAGAAGGTCAGCTTGTTCATGTTTATTGGACTGGCGGGTTTATATCAAATCAATCTGCATATATAGGGGCGGCACTCACAAATACGAGTGCAACTTTTGTTATCCCCTGCCAAAAATCTTTAGTCAGCCTGATACAAACAGAACAGAGCGTTGCAAGAGTAAGATTTACAAATCAGGCAAAGACTTATGTAATTATAAATTTTAATGCTGTTATCGAAAACGAGCAAAGTGGCGATGTAACTTTTCAAATTCTTTTTGACGAAACAGCTTTAGCGTATACGCCCAAACTCACAACAGTTGTCGGCTTCAATCATTGTTCTTTTAATGTATATATCCCCATTGATGAATTGGGCGATCATACCATAGAGATTGTGGCAAGCGGTGTTGGAGATATTATACAAATAGACTCTTGCCTTTCAGGGCAAGGAATATATGAAAGATAAGGAGTGATAAAATGGCTACAATAGAAGTCAATACTTGGGCAACATTGGCGGCAGCTATTGTGTCGGCTTCGGATGGTGATACAATCAGGCTTACCGCCAACATAAACTGCAATCTTGAATATCCGCAGGGTGTTGCTCAAATCAATATTGGAACAAGCGGTAAGGATATTACTATCTCAGGCAAACACGCTCCAACCTTTGAAGTCAATAGATATTATGTAAAGACGATTGTTGCAGAAGAAGATGTTTATACGGTTTTGCAAACAAAGCCAAACGATTGGGATAGCAATTATCATGATTATTACTACAAAGAGACATTGGCAGATAGAGATGAGTTTTTGCCTGTAGAGCCAGCAACTCATAAGATACTCAATTTGCAAAATGCGGCAAGTAATACATACTATATCATTTATTCGGACGGACTCGTTACGCTTGAATATATCGACTGGCAAAATCTTATCTTAAATGGTGCAGACCTTATTAGTATTGTAGGAAGTGATACCGATGCGGGGGTTGTGGCTGACCATTGTCGTTTTACAGGTAGTCGCAGCGGTGAAGCTTATCTGTTTAATGTGGGGCATGACAAAAAAATCCAGCTTTTATCGTGTGCGTTTGATATGCCGTGGATGGGAGCAAATGTTCCTTACACTCAGCAGAGTTGGACGGCGTTAGCTCCAAAGTGGGCAAGAACAGACACATATACTTGCAGATTTACGGCAGATTACTGCAATTTCAAGGAGCATTATACTGGTTGGGAGATTTGCCCCAAGCAAGCAACAGGTGGTTCAAATCCTGTTGCA